CATTTATATTTCTCCATGCTGAAATTATATCTCAAAGGACATAAATAGTCAAGTTTTATTTTTTAGGTGGTTATAGTTATGCTAGATAACCAAGTATGACACGATTAACTCCCGCTGTCTCGCTAGTAGTTTCACGAACAATAATTCTTGAGTTTTGTCCGTCTATAGTAACATTTGCATTGGGCCAACCAGTTGTTGATGAATAAGTTTTATTACCACTGCCGTCAATGAATCCGCCCCCTAGCATATTAGCCCCTACAACTCTCCACCCTGTTGTACCGCTTGATCCTATAAAGCCTGATGTTGCATTTACAGTTCCTGCAAAAGTTGCACTGCCATCTGCATTTATACTTACCTTGGCAGAGTTGCTGGCTTTCGCTTCTAAAACTGCTTGTGAGCCGGTGGCATCCAAGTTTAAACGAACTCCTGTGGCTCCCGAAGTAGATACATAAGTAGAGTTTTGTATACTTCCAGTCGTAATTGCGCCTCCATCAATTCCGGTCTGAATGGTAGTTGCTCCTTCTGAGAATAATCCTGTACCGCTATCAAAAGTTACAACACCTGTGAAATTTGTATACTGTACTACGCTGGAGTAAGTTACCGTGGCTGTAGTGGATGTAGAGGTTGCTTGCGTACCAAAATATCTAATTGTATAATGAGTAGTATTGGCAGCATCAGGAGCTTGTGGTCTAGGTACATTTGTCCAAGTATTTGTACCTGTACCAATTCCTGTTCCTGAGACCAGTCCTGTACTAAAGGTATAAGTATTTCCTGCAGGTGCTGCAGGTGCGGAGGCATGACCAGTTCCTGTCTTTTCATAGTACAAGTAACCTTGAATAGTTTTTTTGCCGTCAGCTCCAGTAACACTCGGCCCTGCTTTATTTTTAAATAATGTTTGTCTAGCCTGTACAGTATTATTAACACCGTTGGTATCTTTGTATGCTAGCGTAATAAGAATGACTTCGCTATCAGCCATTGTACTGTAGCTATGATCATTAAGAGTTACACTATTACTGGTCGCATTACTAAAGCCTCCATAACTCCAATTAGAACTATTGGTCGAAGCCACTCCTGTAACATACCATGAATTATTTGCGTAAGGAGAACTAGCATCATAAGGTACTTGTACTCCATTAGCATAAAATGAAATAGTAGTACCACTGCCAGAATAGCTAGATACAGTACCATCATTAGCTGCTGGAACAGCATGGGCTGGATTACTGAGAGATATATGAAAACCGCCTTGTCCTGCCACAAGGTATATCAAAGTATTAGAATCTGTAGCTTTAACATCACTAGTCGCCGGCCAGCCTGAAGTCTTTTTCTCTGCTACATCGACCTCTATTATTTCTGAGTGTGCACTTACGCCGGAGGTGGGAGGAGTATAAGTGGCGGTATAATTATCTTCAGCTAGAAAGTAATTTGTACTTGAGCTGCCGGTTAACCAATTAACTGTTCCATCTGCCGCTTTTCTTTTAATTCGAACAAGTGGCTCAGTAAAGTTTCTAGGAACTGCTGTAAACGTAATAGGATTAGAAGCACTACTAGTTTCTGTCCCACTGGCACTAGTATATTCTAACAAACCTCCATTACCTTTATAAGTTATAGTCCAATCGGTAGAAGTTAAGTCTACCGTTTTTCCTTCTGTACCTATAGAGCCATCTTTAACTTTTACAATACTGAAAGTTTTAGTAATTTGTTTATTTGTATTACTCTCATCTTCTCGTTCTCTAACCACTATAGTAAAATCTAAAGAAGTCGCACTGTACGCCAAAGTACTACTATTATGAATTGTTAGAGTTCTAACATTATTAGTGACATTAACGAATCCAGTATCTGCACTTGCGCTTACTTGACTAAATCCGTTTCCAGTAACTTGTATTTGTGGGTTTTTATACCCTATACAATCCATTGTTAATGTAAGATTAGAAAAAGTTGTAACCTGATCAATAGTAGTAGGATCAGTATCATCCGGCTCATAGTTAATAACATTTACATTACTAGTAACGACTAGGGATCTGCCGACTTCTTCTAAATCCTCTTGTACTATAAGGAGTGATTTACCTCCTAAAGAATTACCCATACCGTATAGGCCAGAATTACCAGCTGAGTCATTAAGTCCTGCGTGGTACGACACCCCACAAACTAGAAAGTCATTCACATAGTCAATAGATAGCTCATTCTTAGAAATTGCTTGTCCAGTAGCATCGTTTCCAGTCCAAGGACGATCCATCCATAAAACAGTATTACTTTCTATAAAACCAACCTTGGCTCCGAACGCTGATCCGATTTTAACAGTATCAAAAAGATCTACACCATTAAATCCACTACCAACTACTTTTCTACTACCACTTTCAACAGAGCATGTACCTAAACTAGTCCATATACTGTTTGCATCATTTACATATTTGGCTCCATCGTACCAATATCCTAGAGCTTCGCTTTCAGACCCTAAAGTATCATCCCTCTTATACAACGCTAGTTTTAATGCATTAGCATTAGGATTAGCAGCATCTACAGCACTATAATCAAAAAGTACAAAGCTCCAATCTCCCTGATTCGAACCAGTTTGGCTGTTTTGCTGGGGCCAATTAGTATGAGCAAGGGGCGTACAGTCCAAGGACCAAGAATCAGCATCCGCAGTAGTGTTTCGTTTAGCATCTTCAGGATCTGCGTTAAGCGGAAGAACAACGTAAGAGTCACTAGTAAATTTTAAGGTACCTTTATCGGAACCTATTTTTATCATCTCTACATCCGCACTACTATATGCTCCTTTTATTACTCCAGCGTGTCTAGCGAATGTGCCTCCGAATACATCTTTAATTTCGATTTCTGCCACAGCTTTTGCTGATCTTTTCGTACCTGCCGTACCCGCTATTGTTTGTACAGTTATTTCATGTTTTCCATCTGTTACTTCATTAAATCGTAAAGCTCGCTGCTCAGGTGCAACTGTAAAAGTTTGAGGACGACCTGTATCAGGCCCAAAACTATGACTAATTTCATACTGCTGTACACCTCTATATGTAGTGGAGACTCCGGAGGTGCCTACAGCATCTGGTGGATCCCAGGAAACAATTAATTCCTCTCCTGCCTTATGCCATAGAGGGTCTCTAATAATTGCTAAATTTTTAGGCTTAGGTACTTCTACAGTTCCTAGAGGTGGATATAATGGATCTTCTAAATCTAATTTGAATTCTGTATCGATTGAATCAAATTTTACTGGGTAATATTCTACCGCAGAAATTGCTATTTTACTCTTGGAGGCTTCTCCAATAGTTAAAATTTTATACTGCTTATAAGACGCCTCGGTAGCAGTAGTACCTCCGGTTGGAATCTGTTTTATTGCCCAGATAGCCTCATTAGCAGGAGTTTCAGAAAAAGCCGAAGAGATAGGAATCGTATCCCTACCATCAGCAGTAGTGGTGCTACCTGTTGTTAAAGTTCGCTCCTCAACAATACTGGAAGTTTCATATTGTAAATTTAATATTGCCCCACTAGTATCAAGAGCGCTCTCAATGTTCTTTTTAGTGGTGTCCTCGTTTGCATTTAACAGAGTAGTTACTGAGCCTCCTACAGTTGCCTCAGTAATCTCAGCACCCCTACTATACGTAACGTTACCACTAGAGGTAGCAATAGTAGCGGTATCCTGATTTAAAAGAACTGTTCGTTTAGGAAGAATTACAGATATAGTATAGGTATAACCCGAAGCAAAATCACTAGATATTGCTCTGTCAATAGTAATGGCTGAATTAGTGCACGAATGTACTCTACCGCTGAAAGCTATACCAAAGTCACTCTCGTCTTGAATATTTATAATATCTCCTGGACCTAAGAATGCCGCATTCACTCCAGTTTCAAAACTTACAACTTCTGTTTGATTAATGGACGTCCAAATCTTCCATCGTCCATATCTTATTGCTTGACCTTCAGAGGTACATCCGAAAGCTATAGATTTCATACTTTTAATTTTGCCAGTTTTTATCTGGTTCTCTCTGTCTTCTATAACTAAAGGCTCTAATTTATAATCGGATTCTGGATTATTCCACGTAACAATTACTTGATTTACTCTAGTCTTCTCGCCAGTACTTTCGTAACTAAACACTCCATCAATAACATTTGCTTTGGAAAAGTTATATATAGGCTGTTTCTTCTGATCTGTAACCGCAAAAAATTGAGAATTAGCCCAGTATAACATACCTCTAAAAATAGTAGCAACATCTTTCAAAAGTTTATAAGCATCTGTAGCTTTTGTTATATAAAGATTAGCTCTGAATCTGGGCTCCTGACCCCCTTTGCCATCAGGAACTAATTCATCACAATATTTAGCAATATTATATAAAGAATACTTATCAATATCAGACACATCCATGTAGTCGCCTAGACCATAACGATCATTGGTTACTAAGTCATAAAATACCCAGGCAGGATTATCTGTATATACTAGGTTGGGTCTAAAAGCTCCATTCCAAAATTGATTAGTGCTTTCAGTAGCTCCTGTAGTGACATTGCGCTTATATAAAGCATTAACTCCATCATTCTCTTCACGAGTGATATAGTTAGAGGGTACTTTAACTTTTAAACCTTGACACTCATAAGTTCTTTTAGGAACACTAGGAAAATTCTTAGAACTAAAAACAACGTTTGCGTATGCTGTGTAAGGGAAATTTAACTTCTCTTTTATAATACCAATAGCGGCAGAAAGTACAGAAGTTGCAACCATTTTATGATCTGAATTATTGTTATATCTTAATCCTGGCCAGCTTAACTGCCCATTATTCGCATTGTAATCATGATTGGTTAAACGCGTAATTATAATTTTAAAACCGTTAAAAGGTTGGTACTGTTCTAAATTTATTCTAAACTCAAAAGATACACCCTTTTTATATGTACCACCATGAGCAAAAGCACTAGTATTATTAAATGTTGTATTGCCTTGTACAGTTAGAACCTCTCCCCAAGATCCTCCATCGTTAATTTGTATTTGTATTTTATACGCTGCTGCTGCCGATAATTTTTTACCTTTTTTCTCGTCCTGAGTATATAATCCACTAGAGTAGTTGATCATCAACTTCACTTCATCAATTAGGGCGGATTGACCTCCTGTCTTGGTAATAGTTTTAGCAGTATCTTTCTCTAAAGCTCCAGAGGGTACTGTCAAAGGAGTTGCGGAAGTACCAACACCTTCTATAGTAGGCAGGGCTTCCTGATCTATAGTTCCAGGATTAAAATGGTATCCGGCTCCTTCATATTTTTCTTCTTGTTCTTGTGTATTTCTACCATTAGGTTTTGTACTTTCATCTCGTAACGAGCTAGTTATACTAAAGCTTTTGGTCGCAGAATAGGGGGCAGCATTTGCTAAAGTTATTGTAGTTCCAGAAATTGTACTAATTTCTAAAAATTCATCCAAATATAACGTATGAACAGTTGAGCCATCATCTAAGTTATTCCATAACAGCTGGTTTCCCATTCTTCCTCTAAAAGTAAATCTTCCTGTAGTATTACTATTACCAGAGGCTATATTATCCAGAACTCCACGTATTCTCATATGCCCGTTTAAAACTAGGGTGGCTTGTACTGACCCATGCGTTATCTTCCAAGTAGTATTACGATAAGAGGATAGGTCAGTATCAGGATGATTCCAATCATTTCTAAAATTATCTCCGGCTGTACGAGTTAAAGTACTTCTTCCTCCTAAAGGAATACTAAAATATTGTCCCGAATTATTGATTGGAGTAATTTGAGCTGCTGTAACAGATATTTCGTAAGCTTCCTGTACCATAAGGTATTTCTTACCGTCTGTACCCATTTTTACATTAAAAGTATTCCCTTTAGTATTAACGGTTGCTGCGGTTTGTCCGGAAGTTAAAGATACAGTTACTCCTTCTGGTGAGGAGTAAGCCGCATGATCTACATTTTGTAAAGAATCATTATCGAGAAAAACGCTGGTTCCTCCATCTACTAAACCAGCAATAGGTCCTTCTGAAATAATATCAGTAATTAATAATTTTTGTTCTTCAGTCCCTCTGGTAGTCGCAACAGTTGCATCGTTAGCATCACTCTGTAGTCGTCTATCTCCTGAACTTATTCCCGCGTAAGGCATCTTATCTCTCCACCGTGGTAGTACTACCCATAACTATATCTGCATCTCCCGACTCTCCTTGGCCACCATACCAATTTGTAGTTGCGGTCATGTTTATACCAGCAATTTCAAAGCCCACCGGTTGTCCAGGCACCCTTAACCTACCGTACAGTAAAGGAACAGGGTCTCCTTCAATAATATTTTGTTGTGCTCCATTAAATAAATAAGAGGATTCTTGGTCGGTATCTACTGCAGGATCGGGAGCCATTAATTCCATAAGACCTATGTTTAATAAGCTTACTGCTAGAAAGCCTGCAGCATACCCCGCCCAGGAAAGGCCTGTGGCGGTACCCCAAGTCATACTAGCCTTTGCTGTTCCTTCGGCAAAGGTAGCAAACAACTGTGGCTGATGTATCATAACGACAATTATAACTATCGCTGCTATTATTTTAAATGCTCCTTTGGCTCCTAGTGGAGTAGGAGTAACAGTAATATCTCCTGTCTGTAAAGGCATAAATAACTCGCTCTCATAATCAATATTTTCATCTGCTACATCTATAGTAAATCCTACTTCGTTTTCATGGCACTCCATTAAGTAGTGTCGAAATTCTGGATTGTTTGCTTCTATACATTTAAAAGCGTCCCTAACTGTTGGGGCTTCAATTTGAAAACTAGTTCCAAACTTTTGGCCGAGTTCTCCTTCTAAATATATATTACGCATCATAACGATAAGCTCCTACTAAATACTTGTGCCACAAAGGGTATAAACTTTCTCTACAGGAGAGACGATTAACTGCATGGTGATAAAAACATTCATTTCCAATGTATACACCACAATGGTTATTTGTCTCTTCTTGTACTTTAAAAATCAGTACATCATTTTCTACTATCTCATTTAATGGGACGGGGCTATGACCCCACTCAGCAATTATCTCATCTGTGAAATAATCTAGTCCCTTTTCCCACCAGTCATCCTCAAATAGAGCTCTGGGCGGGATATTAATTTTTTGTTCTGCAAGATAGTCTCGCATTGCTTCAAAACAATCTGTTACCCCAAACTCGTACTGACGTCCATATAAATCTGTAACGTTTGTTTCTGGTGAGACAATCTCTAAGTCCATATCAGGGTAACTAAATATATAATATGGTATTCCTAGTGCATTGCAATACTTTATATCTGTAATACTTGGTTCGCATGTAGTATCAGGGTGACTGTGTACTATTCCAATGATATCTGAGGTTCGGGACACTTTCAAGTATTCCTTAGAATCGAAAATAAAACTATCTCCATCCTCAGCAATATTAGTACACGGAACCCAATTCTTTTTGCCTTTGACTACGGTTAAAAGACCGCATGCTTCTCTAGGGTACTCGTCTTTAAAATGTTTTTCTATCTCTTGTAAAAATTGCACTATCTAAACTTCCGACTTCCAGGGAATCCTCCAAATGGTAAACTACTATGCGTATTTAGTTCTGCATGTGGTATTCCTCCGTAGGCATAATTACTGGCATGAGTAACCTTAGGAGTTGATTGATATCGTACCCTACAAGATGTTAGTAGTTTTCCACATATATCTCCACGTACCCAGTAAAGAGAATTTGTACCGGGTGTTTTATAGTTACTACTGGATTGATTCTGTACACACCTCCAAATTGTATACCCGTTTATACTATCAGTGGAGCTGCCGTAAGCGACATAAGGATTTTTTCTAAAGTCTGGAGGAGACCCGGCATCGATGTTATATGTAGTACTACTATTCCAGCCACTGTAAGTTCTGACTATCTGCCAATATGCTGATTCTTCAGAGGGGGTATTTCCTTGGTTACTGTCTCCTTCTGATCTCCAATACAAACCCCCAGATGAAACATATTCTCCTTTAGAGTAAGAAGTTGAACTACTATATGCACCTTTCCACCAACTAGTTACACTCCCTGATAAAAGGGAGGCTAAAACTATTGGTTCATCATCTTTTGTAAAATAGAAACTATATAGGTACCCATTCACGTCTTTTATTTGTTTATGGTTTTTCCAATAGCATGCACTTTTTGTATTACTTTGGTGATACCCTTGATAAGTCCAAGGACAGTACTTTCCAATAACAGCCCTTCGTGGTAAACGTACTCCTTGCAGATCTGTAGGAGAACTTAATTCATATTCAACATGTAGTAAGGATTTAGTGGCAACTCTATCAATAATGAATGTTTCTTTGGGGAACTCATAAGCAGTTACTCCACTACCACAGTATTTTTCAAGGGTTCTTCGCCTAATAAATCGTTGACCTATAAGGCCATCTATAGTAAAATCTGCAGCATTATAGGGTTCACCATCTATAGTGGCATCCCAGGTTCCATCCTCCATCTCAGATTTAAACTTAGAACCTGCTTTTATTAAGGACTCTACATTGGCTATTGTTAGCTTTGGTCTGTTCTGAGCACCGTCCGATTGCTTAGTAATATTATCTATTACTAACGGAATTGAGATATAAGTTTTTGAGTCAAAAATTATATCCTTGTCAGAATCAGTACCATCTAAATCTTTTTCATTATGAAAGTACAAAGTATTATTTGAGCCCGATCCAATAGAAATCTCATATAAAGTTACTAAACCATCCGTAATTTCTAACGATTGGACATCTGTTGTTATTACGTCATCTGTCATGTCTCATAAACTCTTTTGAATGTTGCATTTACATTATAGTGATCTGAATTACTATAACCTATACCCCAAGTGGTACAAATAACTTTTATTGTTTTCTCGTTTGGATTTGAAAAAGTTAAAGTTGCTCCACTAGATACACTTTGTGCGCTACTTAATACCAGGGCTGTTCCTGATATACTAGATACTGTAACTGTTCCCGATATTCCGTTTCCCGTGACTGTAGCCCCTGCAGTGATATTTAAGTTATTTGTTGAATTCGTTAAGGTAACATTAGTAGAATTACTAAGACCGCTGGCCAGAACTGCTGTTGCCGTACTAGTTGAGTTAGTATTTGGTATAGTGAAATCAAAAGAAGTTACGCCTTTATTTGCTTCAAAAAAAGATATTATATCATCTGCATCTGCTTTTGCCCGATTCATGAAGTTAACACTAAAAGACTGACCTAAGGGGTTTAACCCATCTGCTATTCTTTGCTCATACCCATCTCCAAAGGAGGCTGTCAGAACTTTTGGAGTGCTGGTTATATTCAGAGTTTTATCCGGAATAACTTTTGTAGAAATATTAGTTACTATTAATCCGATTGACATTACGCTGCTCCGTAGGGGTTAAGAATTCCACCTGATCTCTTTTGGAAGTGCAACTCATCCTGTACTGCTTTAGCCACCATATTTCCTAGATTTCCTGCCATCTCGCTATCTGCAACAGACGAATCTGTAGTAGCACTACCATCACTATTAACACTAACATTAACTGTTACATTGTTTTGATTGGTACCTGCTCCTTTTAAATCCACGGGTATATGTCTATTATTGGGCAGGGGTACTACCGCTTCCGTACCGTGTAGCATAGCAGGGTATCCGGAATCTCGTCCTCTTGCTACTCCACCAGCGGAGTAATCTTTAATTTTTGAAATACCACCATATCGATACTCATCCAAACCATTAGAAACAATTCCACCCTGAGCCTTTCCAGTAAGTCCTAGCCAGTCTGTAAATCCTGCACCTCCTATAGCTCCTAATGCACTGGTTAACATTTTTGTAACCATTAACTTAGTTATAATTTGTACAAGGGAAGCTAATATGCTTTTAGCCATATCTTTGAAAGCATCCTTAGCACTTTTAGCACCCGTAGCTATTGCTTCGAAAGCGCCACTCATTTGAGTCTGCAAAGAAGTTCCTAAGACTTCCCCAATTTGATCAATATCAGTCATTTTTGATGCCGCTACATTGGCATTTGCTTCAAGTACCTCGCCTTTTCGTTCGAGTTCGGCGATTTCTCTTGTTAAAGCTTCAATGGATTGTTCTCTGTTCTCCTTGTCGCCTTTTGTGAGGTTATTTTCAACCATCTTTAAGTCTAGCTTCTTTTTATCTAGTTCAAGTGTATTAGTAGCTACTTCTAGTTTTTTCGCTTCTGCGGCTAACACTAAATCGTATTGTTCTTTGGCTGTACCAGTTAATTGAGTGCCAGCAGCAGTATTGAGTTCAAGTTGTTTTCTTTGCTCTGCAAGATTAGTTTCTGCTGTGAGTATTCCTTCTATCTCTCTTAGGAACCCTTGGGCACCTTCTTCACCCGCTTTGTTAAACCCTTCAAAGGACTCTGTTAACT